GAATAGGGCGTTGATGTATGAATCTACTCCCTTTCCATGATATACTATCTCTACATACCCTTTGTTTTTCAAGGGGAGGACGGTCCTTTCATACAGTTTCTTCCTGCTCTTCGCAAGGGATTTAGCTATATGGTTAACGGTGAAGAACTCGTAATCGTAGGCAAACAAAAGGAATTCAACCTCGGCTTGCCCTATATCATAGTTAGCTTTTACGTCTCGGAGAACGAGTGATAGCTTTTTAAGTTCATTTTTTTTGACGTAACGTTTGTTGAGTTTACTGAATTGTCTGCGTTGACGACCCGGATGGTGTCTACTCATTAGCTGTATATTTGCTGTAAATTTAAGAACATGGCGACTCTTGCTGGAACTAGAGTAAAGGATACGTACCAAGGGATGCTCAAGACATCCGACGCATCATCTCTCACCACATCATTAAAGGTAATCGAAGATGGCATAGGAAACTCATCTGCGCTTTCTCTTTCTACCACAACAGTCAAGGCAGAGAGCCTTGAGATTAATACCGTTACTAGCGGAAGCACAAGTGGCAACGCATTGGTTTGGAACTCGACCAGTAAGGCTGTAGAGTATAGAGCATTCCCTTCTAATGAGACAGTAACAACAACTCTTGGAGGTACTACATCTCCAACCATTACCATTGAAGCTGCGGATGCCTCCAGCACAACTATCACTCTTTCAGCTAGAAATGGATTGGGGTACACTCGTTCTGGTAATACAATTACTATCGGAAGGGGTGATGAAACCATAAACAATATCAGCGTCAATACAACCCTGAATAGCAGTGATTCAGGAAAGATATACTACGTTACTAATCTTAGTGGTACGCTTAACATCACACTTCCACCTGCTGCGATTGGTGTTAACTTTAAAATCATCCTCAAGAATATATTAGGCGGTCAGGTTAACATCTTAACTGCTAGCGGTGACTACTTCTTCGGTAAAGCTGTTGTGACCTCGAATGCTGCTACTGGTCAGTCTCGCGTTCAAACATTAGCTGCGAACGCTTCTAAAAATATAATTAACTTAGACGCGGACGTTTCTGATACCGGTGGAAATACCGGAGACGTTATTGACTTGCTTGCTGTTGATTTTGACAATTGGCTTGTAAACGCAAGCCTAACCACCTCTAGCGCTACGGTTGGAGCTCTCGATGTATTCCCTACCCCATAATTAGTAACTTCATGACATGGATGACATTCTTAAAAAAGCCATGTTCCAAGAAGTCAGTGTGGTTCTGGAGCAGATTGAAGAGATTATTGAGAAGTATGGTTACTCTGGAGACTTGGTGTATACCGCAGCCTTTGGGGTGCTAGAAGAGCAAGGGGAGGAAGAGAATCGCTGGAGCCTAGCTTATGGATACAACTGTAAAGACGATGATGAGTTTACAGAGTTCATGAGCCTTCAGGTAAAAGCTTTTACCGAATCCACGGATGAGGAGCCACCAGAATTTATTGGTTACTCACTAAACTGAATACCATGAACGTAATTAGAAAGATTGTCATTGGGCCAAACCCCAAAGACGCAATGGCGTACTACGTCGGAATGAAAGCGGGCGGAGCGAAGGTCTCAGCAATCAAAGAGGACGATGCGGCACTGTACAAGTACAACGTAAGGCGTTACCATGTTTACCTAGAGGACGAAGATTCAACGTATATTTGGAAGACGGTTGAGAACCAGCCAATTCTAATTGAATACGATTGTAACTTCGAATGAAAGCATTAAGACATTTTATTGTCAACGTGCCAAGCAAGACTAACGACACTATCAAGCTTGGCGATAAAGAGATTTTCCTTGACACGAGATTCGACGAGTTTAACCATCGCATCTGTTATGGGCTCGTCATGTCTGCCCCTCATGTTATTGAGACAGGAGTAAAGGAAGGAGACCTTTTATTTTTTCATCACCATGTTACCCAGAATAAGACGCTATCGCTCGGTGACGACAACTACCTTGTTGTGTACGATGAAGAGAACCCTCGCGGCTCTCATGCTATTGCGTACCGGGACTCGGAAGGGGAACTTCATATGCTGTCGGAGTGGGTGTTCGTACAACCGATTGAAGACGAGACTGAGGAAGAGGTGACTTCATCCGGAATCATCATAGACATCAAGGTAAAGGAGAGGGACGACAGAGAGGCCATTGTGTTTATGCCGCATAAAGAGCTGGCTCGTCAAGGCGTTAAGGTTGGTGATGTCGTTGGGTTTGACAGAGACTCAGACTACAAGATGAAACTTGACGATGATACTGTTGTGTATAGAATGAGACTAGACGATATTAGTTATGTCAAGACAAGTTAAATTCACCACAGTCGAAGCGGCCCAAAGACTTATGAAGTCTATGGAGATTGCTATAAACAATATGATTGATGAAGTTAAAAGACCTGTTGACCCGGAAGCTGGAGGGAGTGCTAGAAAGGCTGAGCTGCAAAGTATCAAGCAGACTGCGGTGGACTGCAAGGAGCTTCTGGTGGAACGGCAGCGGCTTGAACAGATGGTTAAAGACCTACACTCAAACGGAAACATCGAGGAACAAAAAGACTACTCCGGAGGGTTTGCGGAGAAGTTCTCAAAATAAAATTCATGGCAAAGAATCAAATAGTAACATTCATTCGGAAGCCGAAGCCGAATAATAAGGGAGTTCATTCCAAGACCAAGAGCTCAAAGAACAAGCGCTCTAAGCTGTATAAGAAGCGTTATGCAGGACAAGGAAGATGATGTTATCAAGATTTGTCCCAACGGTACACTCGGAGATATCATCGAGATTGGTGGGCTTCGCATTGGCCTTCCCGAGACTCCGAAAGGAAAAATCAAAGGACAGGAGCTGGAGGCAAATATGCAGGTGTGGGAAAGAGTACCTATGCCAAAAGAATTGTCCCGTATTAGAAGTATGGATGAGTGGTCAGAAGCGCCGAAAGAGTTTCGAGAGAAATTTCATTCATATATCGAAGAGGAGTTTCGAAGGCGTAGGGATGGTTTTTGGTTCTACAATAAGGGTGAGCCTACGTATATTACCGGTAGACACTACATGCTCTTACAGTGGACGAAAATTGATATTGGATACCCATCATACCTCGCGTTCCAAAGGGACATCTTTCTTCACATGGCTGCGTGCGAAGCTGACCCTCGTTGTATCGGTCAGCTTTATACTAAGTGTCGCCGCTCTGGGTATACTAATATCTGTAGCTCTGTTCTTGTTGATGAAGCTACTCAAGTTAAAGACAAGCTTCTTGGCATTCAGTCGAAGACTGGTAAGGATGCTCAGGAAAACATCTTCATGAAAAAGGTGGTGTCGATGTTTCGGCACTACCCATTCTTCTTCAAACCCATTCAAGATGGTACTACCAACCCAAGGGTGGAGCTAGCCTTTAGAGAGCCCTCCAAAAGAATCACCAAAAAGAATAAGACAACCGGTGTTGGTGATGCGCTGAACACAGTACTTAACTGGAAGAACACAACGAATAACGCATACGACGGTGAGAAGCTGCACATGCTTTATCTCGATGAGGCAGGCAAGTGGGAGAAGCCTACTGATATCCGAGAGGCTTGGAGGATAGAGAGGACCTGCTTAATAGTTGGTAGACGAATCATAGGAAAGGCTATGGTGGGTTCTACGGTAAACCCAATGGACAAAGGAGGCGAAGAGTACAAACAGATTTGGCGTGATTCAGACCCAGCGAACAGAAACGCAAACGGACGAACCACATCAGGACTGTACAGATTATTCATCCCTGCCTACGAGTCACTCGAAGGGTTCTTTGACAAGTTCGGAAACCCCATAGTAGAAGACCCGGAAGAACCCATAGAAACTCTTGAGGGAGATACTATGTCTTTTGGTGCTAAGACCTTTCTCAAGAATGAAAGAGATTCATTGAGGGGAGACGCTAAAGAACTAAACGAATTAATTCGGCAGTTTCCATTTACACCTGACGAGGCATTCAGAGATAGTATCGAGGGTAGTCTGTTTAACATTGGAAAGATTTACGAGCAGATAGAACATAACGATGAGCTGTTCCCAAACCCAGTTGTTCGTGGGAATTTCCAGTGGGCAAACGGAGTAAAGGATACCAAGGTGACATTTAACCCAGACCCTCAAGGCAGGTGGCATGTGTGTTGGATGCCGGACAAGGAGAGCAGGAGTATACTTCGCTCTGAAAGAGGTAAATGGGTCCCCCCAAACTCACACCTAGGCTGCGGTGGGGTTGACTCTTATGACTTGGACGCTACGATAGATAGCCGTGGTTCGAAGGGAGCTTGTCACATATACAACAAGTTTAGTATGAACGATGCTAGCAATATGTTCGTAGCCGAGTATGCAAGCCGCCCACCCATGGCTAAGATATTCTACGAGGATGTGTTGATGGCTGCTGTGTATTATGGGTACCCTCTCCTTATAGAAAACAATAAGTATGGTATCGTAAGATACTTTGAATCAAGGGGTTACGATGGTTATGTTATGGAGAGGCCAGAGCATCTTAAGTCATATGGGGGTGCAGCGGTGAAGACAAAGGGCATACCGTCTAACTCTCAAGACGTTATACAGGCTCATGCTTCAGCTATTGAAGACTATGTCCACAACCATGTAGGTCTTGATGAATCGGGCAATCCGGGTAGGATGTATTTCAACAGAACCTTAGAAGATTGGATTGGATTTAAAATCGACAAGAGAACTAAGTTCGACCTTTCGATTAGTTCAGGATTAGCGCTATTGGCGGCTCAAAAAGTAAAGCCCAAGAAGCCACCAGCAAACTTTGAAGATAAGGTTTTCTTCCGGAGATATAAACCGAGATAAGGCTCGCCGTGTATTGCTATATTTGCACATGAGCCCAAAGAATACATAATGACCCAAGGGAACAAAAATAACAGATACGGAAATTTTCCAGACCCCTTTGCGTCACCAGAAGAAAAATCGGGTAAGGCTTACGGCCTCAAGTTTGCAAAAGCAATTGAAGGGCAGTGGGGTCATGGAGATGACCAGTCGTCTTTGTTTCGTCGTCGGATGCATGACTTTGAAAAAAATCGTGACTATGCAAACGGAACTCAAGACACGTCTGTTTACAAACAGATTCTAAACTCACTCGACCCGAACAATGGTGATGGGAGTTTGTTAAATCTAGATTGGAGCCCAGTTCCAATTGTTCCTAAGTTCGTGAAGGTTGTGGTGAACCGCATCCTATCCCGAAAGCCCTACCCGTCTGTAGAGGCCATCGACCCAATCAGCAAGGCTGAAAAGGAAAAAGCTAAAGCAGATGTAGAGTCTTCCATTAAGGATAAAGAAATCCTTGAACAGGCTAAGGCACTTGGCTTGTCCCCAAAGATTGACCCAGACATTCTTCCCGAAACAACGGAAGAGGCTGAGATATTCATGGAGCAAAACATGAAGACCAATGCTGAGATTGCAGCGCAACTTGGTATAGCCCTAACCTTGGATTGGAATGATTTCGACCAGAACGTTTATCGAAGAGCTGTTGAGGATTTAGTGGTGTGTGGTATGAGCGTAGTTAAAAGGGACAATGACCCGAACTACGGAATCACAACAAAGTACATCGACCCAGCTTTCTTCCTTCACAGCTACACGGATGACCCTAACATGTCTGACATCGTTTATGCTGGCCACATTAGAAGGATAAGCATTCAGGAGCTGAAGCGTCAAGCATCGGGTCAGATAGACGAGAAGAAGTTTGAGGAGCTGGCACAGACGGTCATGCACAAAAACTACAATGACACCTCTGCATTTCACAATAGGGCGTATGACAGGAACTCAAGAAAGCACTCGTATGGATATGACGACTATCTAATTGATGTTATGGAGTTCGAGTACTTGTCTGTGGATTGTGTCTACTACGAAAGCAAGGACTCTCAATTTGGAAATAGTGGATTCTACTTTAAGGGTTCTGACTACAAGATGCCGAGTAGTTCTGTTTACGACAGAGAGCCATACAAGATGGAGAACCAGACTGTGTACGGAGGTTCTTATATCATGGGTACGGACATCATTTACGATTACGGAATCAAAAAGAATATCCCTAAAAACATTCATGACCTAACAAAGGCTAGGCTTTCGTATAGCATTGCTTGCACCAATTTGCGTAAGATGCAACCGAAGTCTATCGTAGGTAGTGTCATTGGGTTTGCCGACCAGCTTCAACTCACACACCTAAAGATTCAGCAGGCCGTAGCTAAAGCTAAACCTGATGGAGTTTTGGTTGACATCGAGGGATTGGAAAATGTACAGCTCGGTAGAGGTGGTGAATTGCAACCGCTTCAGATTCAGGACATATATGAGCAGACGGGTGTGTTCTACTACAGAAGCAAGAACCCAGAGGGCGGATTCCAAAACCCTCCTATTCGCTCCATAGAAAACAGTATCAGAAACATTAACGAGTACATTAATCTGTACAATCATTACTTGCGTATGATTCGGGATGCGACCGGAATCAACGAGGTAATGGATGCTAGCACACCGAAGGGTGATGCTCTGGTTGGTGTTCAGCAGCAGGCAATTGCAGCAGGGAACAATGCGTTGTATGACATTACGAACGCTAGCATGGTTCTGTACAAGAGGGTTTGTGACGACGTAGTGAAGTGCTTGCAGGTAATTCCTAACGACTCGGTATTGTATAGGGTCTACGAGAAGTCCATTGGTGAAAGGTCGATGGAGATTCTACATAGCTTTAACGAGTTACCCATGTACAATTTTGGTGTAAGGGTGACGCAGGAAATGTCTGATGACGATAGAATATTCCTTGAGCAAAACGTACAAGCCACCCTCGCTCAAAAAGAGATAGACCTTGAGGATGCTATGGCTGTTCGTCAGGTAAAGGATATTGACCAAGC